TTGAACGTTGCTGGACTGCTGCCATCCAGAAACGGCATCTGCACAACAACTTCGGAGCTGTCATAAATGTTGCCGTTCTCACCGCCCAATGAATAGAGCTTGTTGCCGCTTCTGCACAACGTTTGCCGACCATCATACGCCCACTGATCCACAACAAACCCAGGCTCGTAGACAGACCAAGCCGACACTTTCGACGACGGGAAGAAACTAAACACATACATTCTGCTGCCAATAGCCAGTATGTAACGGCCATCACGCTGTTCGAGCGTTGCCTTTGCCAGCTCCGCAACAGATCGGTTTGCTTGAATCTGGTCAACAATTAGCTCGTCAATGGGATTGCCAATGTCACCGACAAACGCAGCGTTGGAGCTGTCGCGTGAACGCAAACTGCGCAGTCCAGACAGCGATAAGTAGAACACGTCGTTCTCGCCAAACTCAACAACACTATCCGGCGCAATCGTTCCAGTGTTTTGCAAAACCTGTATTTGTTGATTTAGGGCTTCATCAGCATCAACAAACCAAATCTGTATCGCCTCTTCAGCCAGAACCGCAATGTTGTCAAAATATGTCGCAATAGCTTTTAGGTCTTCAGAACCGCGTGAGTGGTTAGCAAGGTTGATAAAGCCCGCACCCAACGTTGTGTCGTTCCATTCGGTCGGATCATCTATCGCGGAAAAGTGAAGCAAGCTGTCTGACAGCGCGTACATCTTAGTTTTTACCGGAATGACGAAAGCCCCAGGACTGTATGCGTTGATTGTAGCTGCATCTGCGCCACCGTCTAAGTAAGTCTGCGAAACAGGGTCAAACGCTGTGGTGACGTTTCCGCTAGTTGTGATCGAGACCGCCTTGTTGTTTTGGTTTGATCCGCTTTCCTTGGATATTATGTTCACAAATTGATTAACGCTTGTCGCTTCGTATTCTGGGCCGGATGCAAAATCATTTATAGCTTCAGCAATTTTCAGTGCTGTGTAGGTATGCGAAGTTTCCCAAGTTACCTGATCCCCAATAAGATTAACGCCATCAACGGTAATGGCCGTTATCGCGTTATCAATGCCGCCAGAGGCGTGAGAAATATTGCCAAGGGTAAACGCTCCATCGACTTCAGAAGTAAGCTGAAATCCGTTATAAGCAATGCCAACCGCAGGCGCTGTAATCGTAACCACGTTAGCAGCCGCTTGAGCTGTATAGTCGCTAGGGCCAGAGGTAATAGCCGCTGCAACATTAGATGCTGTTAGGTTGTTCGAGCCATTGTGCGAAACAGGACTACTAATTAAATCGACAGCGTTAATGCGCAAAATTCGCAGCTCGTCCCCAGGGTTGCTAGTCCCGCCAGTCACCTCGAAAGAAGCTGTAGCGGCAGTACCCCCAGCAGTACCGGCAGTCACTTCAAATGTGTTGCGCGCACGACCATCAAACCAATCAGTTATTCGTGTGCCATCAAAATAGTGATATATCCGGCCATCTGCAAATTGCGCAGCTGCGTACACTTTTCCGTTGTAAAACGTCGCTTTTAAAACGTCAGTCAGCTCCTCCCCAGAAGGATGCTGCAACCTAATGTAAGTCACGTTAGACGGCGTATCGGCTGGGAAGGTGACACTAGACTCAGCATCGGAGCCGAAGGTATAAATCTGACCAGCAGAAGCGGCCAACCCAATGGTATTAGTTGGCAAAGTAACAAGCTCGACAAACGCAGGGCGCTTCTCAATTTCGCCACCTCGCGTGATATGCGCGTTCTTTAGCTCGATCAAAGTACCTGGAGCGGCAGTGACGTTCATGCGCCGACGATCTAAGCCGCCACGGAAATCTTCGACCAGTATGTAAGGCATCAGCTGTTTCCTGTTGTGGCAATCAATGGTGGGCCTTTAGGCCGATACATGCCATCCGGCTCGCCGCCGCCAATGACAAAGGTTTCAGTCTTAGCCATACGCGCCTTTAGACGTGCGTAATGCGCTTGAGCCTGTGCAATCTTGTTTTGAGCATCAGCTTGCTTTTGACGCGCCAGAATTTCTGCTGAAGCGTACAAAACAATCAGCTGGTCATCCAAATCCGCAGTGTCGGCCTCGCCAGTAAACTGACTTAGGTTTTTGATACCATGCACACGAACACTGTCTGTGCCTGTCGCAGCATCAGAGTTGTTGGAAGGGATGGGCCACATTTCGATCTGATTGTTTTCGTATGCGTCGTAGCGACGGATAGGTGACGAGCGAATGCCTCGATCACTGTCATGCTGATTATAATGCTCGGCAGTAATGCCATAATGCAGCTTGCTCCAGTAGTCTCCGTGCTTAACTTCCATGCGCTCGATACGCTCAAACACTAAATCATCAGGTACGTCATAATAACGCTGACCCGCACTAATATTGATGTCACGACGAATGCTTAAAAAAGGCCAGCTGTAGTCCTCCCACAGCCGCCTTTGCGTTCTTTGTAACATATTAATGAATACATCGCGTGTCGCCTTGCCTAAATTCGGCTGCAATGAATGCCCGACTTCCGCTCTTAAATCATCAATCAGCTGCCCTAATGACGTACCTCTAGCCATGATTTATTCCTCAACAAATGCCTCGTTCTCAGGCGTTGCGGGGTCATCCTTAACAAAATGTCCCTTTTCAGTACGGGCGCGCTTCTTTGTTGCCCTTCTCTTAATCGGCTTCAAAGGTTCCGGCTTCCATGATGGATCGAGCAGTTCGTCTGGGATGCGCGCAGCCTCTAAAGTCGCAGGCAAGTCACCAAACTGGTTGAACATACCAATCACCTTTTCATCTTTGTAGAAGCTACCAAGGCGGTTACGCTCTTGGTCGACTGTTGCGTCTGTTTCCCCAACAATCCGAATGTTGGTTACAGCATCAGCGCCGTGGATGGACTGCAACAACATTATCTCAGCCGGTGTAACTTGGGTTTTTGGTACAACGCTACGAATATCCCCATTTATAGCGACCGTACATCTACATAATTGAAACATAGTTTTCTCCTGATTGTGGTGGAGGGGCGCACTGCGCCCCTCCTTTGAAATTATGCAATTTCATAAACACCGTGGCAGTTCAGCTGAGTTGCTGAAAGTGCCGCAGTAGTAGTGATAGCGCGGTACATAACGTACTGCGTTGCTGGACGCGCAGGGCTGTGACGCTTCATCTTTTCGCCGTCCATATAGTACATGCACAGTTTGGATGAATCGATGATGTAACAACGTTTGCTGGGGTCTTTTCCAGAAATCGTCAGATCATCGAGCGTCGGGTCATAAGCGAATGTCAGACCATTGTAGCTGATCTCGCCCATTGCGATGTTCTGGCCGCGTGAGAAGCCAGTCTGCGAGTAGTTACCATTGCGGCGGAGTTCGTCACCAAGACGATCCAAGAACGCTGAACCACAAACTGCAACGTTTGGCTTACCGCCAAAACGCTTGAGTTGGCGCATTTCTGAGTGAAGAGTTTCAATCAACTCTTGACCGCCAGACGTTGTAGCAATCGCAACGTTAGAGCGGTTGCGCCACCATGTGTTAGACACTGTGGACAAACCGCCGACAGTAGTGCCAGCAACAGTCGGATCATCCAAAACTAAAGTCTGAATACCAGCAATCGCATTGGCGTCTGCTGTGCCGTCGCCATAAAGGAAGTCATTGATACCGCGTGTGTACCCTTCCATCATGTCGTCGAGCTTGTCTTCAAACAAGTTTGCAAGAACAGTCTGGTCGCGCCCAGAGTGATTAGAAACACCAGAAGATGTGGTGCTGTCCGTAACGCTAATACCGTCCTTTTTAAGTTCGGTCAGCGTCAAGGAAATACCAGCGTGATGCTCTTTCCATGAGTAGTTTGCGCGCTTGATGTTTGCTGGGTTTGCATAAGTTACTGTATCGTTATGCGTGTAGCCAGAAACTGAAGTGGTGTAAGTACCTTTTACGGCTACACTCATTTCACCTTTGCCCCCTGGGAATGTCTTAGACCCAGAGTCCATTGCTTTGAGCAAAGGCTTATCTTGCAGTGATTGTGAATAAACGTTGCCTTTGTCGATATAGTAATCGAGGGCAGCGTTAGCGATGTTGTCGAGTTCGGCTGAACTAAAAGCCATCTTACTTTCCTAACGTGTTATGATTGGCCCAAAGCATTGGCAATCGCATCTTGTAACGACTGTGGTTCCGCTTGTGGACTTCCTCCAATTTTGCCACCTGATGCCGTCTTAATTGGGCGTCGGTCTGCAAAGCGCGTTTGGAAGCGGGTGTTTACCGCATCGTAAGCCTCTTTCGCCATAGATATTGCATCTTGCGGCGTGTTTGGCCTTCCTCGCTCTGAAACCATAACCCTAATTCGGTCATCAATTTCTTCTTGCTTGAGGTTAAAGTCAGGGTCCGACTGTCGGGCTTTCTCTTCCCACGCAGTCACCGTTTCAGCCAGCGAGTTAATATGCTGACGCGCGACGTTCTGCTGTTGCGCTTGAGCATATTGATTTACTTGGGCGTTAGCCCTTTGCTCACCAGCTCTCGCAACCGCTAACTCGCGTCCCGCATCCTCGTCTAAGTAGCCATCGTCAACACGGGTCTGAATATCTTGCGGCAGCACAATTCCAGCTGCTTGGGATAAATTCTGCACATACGGTTTTAGAGCATTAAGTGCGGCCATCGGATCGGCTTTCATCAAAGCCATGATCTCCAAACCTTTCGCAGCTTCATCACCAGACAGTTGGTTGTCCATCAGGTAATTCTGCATCACGTTAAACTTTTCAGCACTATCCTTGTATGAGTTCCGTTCTTCCAATACTTTCTTAAAACGTGGATGTTTATGAAACGGTTCGTCAGAAAAATCCTCTGCATCATCGACTACTTCATCGTTTTCAGCATCAGATTCAGCTACAAGCGTATCCGGTTCCTCAACCTCGTTCTCAGAGTGCGACTCTGTTTCCTCTTCGGGCTGCATCGCGTCTTGTATGACGCTCAACAAATCCGCTTCGGTTTCGCTTTCTGCGGCAGACGACACCGCATTATCGTCCTCGATTACTTCGGTCTCGGTGGACGGTTCCGCAACCTCGGTTTCTTCAACCATCTTAGCGTCCTTCTCCTTTTATTTTACATCTGTTGATCGTAGTTATCAACAAAATGCAAAAATTTACTGGTTATTAGCTCCCATCGGCGCTGGGCCTCCCCCGCCCCCTGGAAGCTGCCTCGG